ACGTCGAGGTTGCCCTTGACTTTACCCATCTCTTCGCCGCCGACCATCTTGCGGAAGATGCCGTTCTTAGGCACGATGCGCTTGGCACCAGTCTTGCCAGCAAGTTGTTTTGTGAGTTCACTGACGCCAGCAGTTTGCAGGAAGTCGGGCAGGTCTTGGTTCAAAAGTGCAATGTTACTCATTTAGTTTCTCCGGTTTATTTAGCACGTCTAACGACGATGGTGTACTCGTTTTCAACATTCAAGCCCATGGGCATGACGTCGGGGTTCTCGTGAAGGAAGTCCTTCATGTTGGTTTGGTGCAAACGCTTTTCAAGCAAGCCGAACGCGTCGTGCTCTTTGATGAAGCGGTACATAGAGTCCCAATCGCCCGTCCAGTACTTTGACTTGACCGAACGAATGATCGTTCCATGTGGTGTCTTGATGCTGTCGGCGCCGAGCTCTTTGCATGATTCCAGCATTTGCTCTGCAAGCATCTTCTGCTGCTCTTCGAGGTCTTTGTCTTGGTTCTCAAACTCGCGCTTGAGTTCCGAGCGTTTGTCTCGAATCTTCAGATAAATCGACGTCAGCCGATCTAGGTCTGGCCGTTCGGCCACTTCATTTTCTTCACTCATCTAACACTCCGTTGGTTAAAGGGAAACCGACTATATCACAACTTTAGACATTGTCAACATCTACAGAAGAAATTTCTTGTCGGTACAAATCAATGATTTGTTGGTGGTTGGATACGTTGCCTCGCAACATGGCGTATGCCCTGCGCTCGGTCTGACTCCCACAGATGTGCACGATGGTCATGGGGTTGACCTGACCGGGACGGTCAATGCGTGCGTTAGCCTGAAGATAAGTCTCCACGCTGGTACAGGGAGCGTACCAAATGATTGTGTCGGCGGCAGTAAGGGTAAGCCCATGGGATGCCGCTTGTGGTTGAATGATGAGAACCTTTGTTGTCGGCTGCGTTTGGAAGTCAGTAACAATGTCTGATCTGCGGTTCACGTTCACATCACCGTTAATAATGTCACACGATATGCCATGCTTGAGCAGGTGGTTCTTCAGCATCTGAATTGTGTGCGTGAACGGCACGAACACCAGCACTTTGTTACTGCACTCGTCGATGACTTCTTGTACCACGCTCATGCGGTTGGACACGTCAAACTCCAGCACCTCACCGCTGTCGGTGTAGACCGAGCCGCAAGAAATCTGTAAGAGTTTGTTGATCTTTACCGCCGCGTTGACTGCCGACACTTCTTCGCCCGCTGCTTCCAGCAACATCTCCTTCTTGAGAATGGCGTAGTACTTAGACTGCTGCGGGGTCAACGGTGCGTCGCGGTCAACGAACGTCAACGGGGGCAAGTCAAGACACTGCTTCTTCTCGAAACGAATGGCTGGTTGCAAGATGGTGTGCACAGTGGCTTTGGCGGTCGGCTTCGGAATCCATTTGAACTTGGTGATCTGCGCCATAACCTGATCGCGGAACTGCCCGTAGAACATCGGCACTCCCTTGGGGTTGATGAGCTTGGCCAAGCCGTAGGCGTCCAGTGGTGATTGAGCTGCTGGCGTACCAGTAAGCATCCACAGTCCTTTGACCGTCTTGAGAATGTCGCGCATGGTTTTCCACCGCACAGTCTGCGCGTTCTTGTACGCCGAGGCTTCGTCCACCACGATGAGGTCAAACCCACCATTGATGATCTCGTCCTTGACAATCTGCACGCCGTCAAAGTTAATGATGACGAACTCGGCTCCAGCCCTGATGATCTCTTTGCGCTTGGCGGCGCTACCATGGGCTACGGATACCGTGCGATGCAGAGAAAACTTAAACAAGTCCTGTTGCCATGCCGAGCGCATGATCGACAACGGGCACACCACTAACACTCTCTTCACTACACCTAACTTCATCAAATAATCGACTGCCCAGATAACCGATGCAGTCTTGCCTGTCCCTTGCTCGTTGAAACAAAACGCTTTCCTGTTGGTTGTTAAGAACTGCGCTGTTTGTTTCTGGTGAGCGAATGGCTCGAAGCCGTGGGGACGAGGCCAGTCATATTCCGCTAATGTCATTTTTTCTTTGGTTTATTCACCTTCACCGTGTGGTCAGAGTTGCGGCTGAACGAACGGTTGGCGCTTGGGGTTTTCAGTTTCAGGTTGCTCGGCGCGTTGGTGCCGCCTTTGCTCAGGGGAACGGTGTGGTCAATGTCCTTGCCCTTGCGGTCAATTCCTTTTTTGTCCATCTCGTTGCGTGCACGCTGGCGGTCCATGCGGGTCTCGTGTTCACCACGAGCTTTCTGTTGTTGGTACTCTTTTCGATAAGGCCTAGGCTTGTTCACGTAAGGCATGGTCACTCACTTTCTTACACCAGTTAATAAAATCATCTACGGACATGTCCACCCGTAGCTTGTTGATCGCCGCGCATACAAGCTGAACGTTGTCCTTCGTATACGGGCCTTTTGGGTCGATTCGGTCAATGCTTGCGTTCGTCTTGCAGACCGTACCCTTTTCTAGGATACACGTAAGCTCTACCCCAGTCAAAGCGCATTTGTAACCCTGTTTTTCCAGCAACGCGATGCAGTCCTGCTTGCTCAAAAGGTCTCGGCGAAACGCTCTAGTGCATAGCCTGCCAAAATATTTTTCCCAGTTTCCGCTGATTAGGGCGTACTGCCTCTCGGTTGTCTCGGCCCCACCAGTGTTGCGCGCAGCGGTGCGCTTACATGCTTTACAGCAGTACACATGGTTGTTGCTTTTACGTTCAAACCCAGTACCGCACACTAAACATGAAACGGTATCACGGGGTTTGTTCACGTAAGGCATCGGGTAGTTCCTGTTGAAGATTTTTGTAAGCGTTTCGGATGGGGGTCATAGCGTGGCTGTTGAGGGCTTCGCTTGTCAAGCCAAACTCCTCGGGGGTTGCCTCCCAAAGCGGCTTGCGTCCCTCATTTTCGATCAAACGCAGGTTCTTGCCAACTGCAATGCTGACTTCCATCAGCATGGCTTCTTTCTGCTGGGCAAACTTCTCGGACATCTGCTCGGACACTACATCTCTCACAATACCCCGCACTACTTCCCGCACTCGGCGGGTCAACTCGTTCTCCAGAATCAGGGCGGTGTCGGTTTCTTGGTTGGTCATGGTCATGGTTTGCTCCTCAATATTTGTTCATTTGGTTTCTAATTACTTCTTTGACTCTGGTTTCAAAATCGCCGGAGAAGAGGGTGGTTGCTTTTATATGACTATGCAGGGGGCTTCCGTAGTTCTGCAACTCCTTGAACATCGTGTCCACGATCAACCGCCGCACATCATCTTGTAACTTCAAATACGCCGCTGCTTGGTCATCACTTGTAACTTCATCCATCATCAACTCCTGTTGTACTCACACTGCTTCACTGCACAGAACCTACACAGCGGTCCGCTGACTGGGTTCCACACACCGTTCTCTAACGCTGCTTCGATACGGGCAACATCCCGCATCGGCTGCTCCATGTATTTGGGCACCATCTCTGCGTGGTGCGTAGCCTTCACGAACTCCTTACTAACTACAAAAAGTAAGGCAGACTTGACCTTCTTGATCTGGGGATACTTCTTGAAGATAGCCGTGGCTACCAAGTCCAACTGCTTCACATCGGCGTAGCGCGCAGACTTGCTGGTTTTGTAGTCCACCGACCACGCCAACTCGTTGGGCTCGTCCAAGATGACCAAGTCGGCAATACCCCGCCACCATGCTTCGGGTGCGTCAAACGCGCATGGCTCAAGGTCTTTGGTCAGGCCAAGCTGCTCTTCACACAGTTTTACCCCGGGAATAGCGGCTAGAGCATCCAGCGTATCCTTAAGATATTCAAAAGCCGGAGGGATCGGCGTTCCGTCTTTAATGTATTCCTCAGCAACCGTATGCGCCGACTTACCGTACAGCGTTGCCTGTGTGTCTGGCTCTTTGACGTCCTTCGCTACCTTGGTGTGGTAGTACTTCTTCGGGCATTGTTGGAACGTCTTCAGGCTACTGAAAGACCATTTAATTGGTTGTGTTGTCACGACGGTTTTCTTTCTTGAGTTTCAAACTTTTCGCGTTCGTCGGCTGAGTTGTGGATGATGATTTCGTCTTCTTCATCGTGCGTTGGGTTACACCAACAATCCTCCATTGTGTGCGATCTCAAATCATTCACGGGGTACACATGCACCTTAGCAAACCACCCATGCCTATCAACAGTCGCCATAGCTTTCTCCATGTCCGGCTTCACAGTTGAGGGGCAACTCCAGCCCCCACTTGGGTCGGATGCGCATGCACATCTCAACGTATTCTTGCGCACGGTCAACTTCTTCAGTCGGCACGATACACGCCACAGCGTCATGCACCGTCATCACCACGCGGTACTTCTTGGCAATCAACAACATCTGGTCACCGATGATGATTCGGGCTAGGGCTTGGCACACGTTCTCAATCACCTTGCCGCCGTAGATGCGGTTGGGGATAACGGCTCGGCCTTTCTTGGTGTCGTACACAATCTCGACCTTGCCTGTTTCCTCGTCGGCTTTCTGGCGCAGGTTGGGGTAGCGTATATACAGACCATTTGGTAGCTTGATGCCGCCTTTGCCCTCAATTTTCAGGATACCGTCGCGTCCTAACTCTGTTAGTTGGTCTCTGAGAATTGCTTCAAGTGCCACACCAGCGGCTTTCCACAGTGCAGTGATTCGGGGGTAGGTTTGGCGATAGGTGTCAATGATTCGTTTCGCCTCTTCAAGTGATACCGCCACGCCGAAGTTTTTGAGCTGGGCTTGAAACTTTGCAGCACCCATACCGTAGCCTGCGCCAAGGATTGTGGTTTTACCAACGAACCTTTCGTCCTTTGTGATTTCATCAACGCTCTTGCCATAAATAGCAGATGCCATGATTTTGTAAACGTCCTCGCCACGATCAAATGCCTCCACTAAGTCGTCTTGCCCAGCTAGCCATGCCAGCGTACGGGCTTCAATTTGCGATGAGTCTGAGTCGATCATCATGTACCCAGCAGGTGCGAGGATACATTTCTTCAGCGCCGACCCCCTCGGTAAGTTCTGAAGATTAAGTTTGTCGTCGCCACCCCATCGGCCTGTGTGCGCGGCGTAGTAGCGGAGGGGAACTGGCATTGGCCCCCTTCGAGCAATCCCAATAAAACGCTCTGTTCTTGTCTCCTCAATCGTAGACTTCGTACCCAAGCGTGCGGCGACCAATGCCTGAACCTCCGTATTTGGGTGTCCAAGAAGTTCTTTGAACGCCTCATCTGTCTTAGCGAAGGCATAAGTTTCCTTTCCTGTGGCGGGGCTCTTCTTCATCGGTGGCTCGACATCCCATGTGCGGAGTAGCTCGGCGAACCTGTCGTTGCTCATAAGCTCGTCTTTGTCGAAGTTCTCCAACAACTCGGCCTTGCGCTGGCGCTCTCTGTGCAGGTGCACGTTCAACGCACCCTCATCCAACTGCAACACTGGCTCGGTGAACATCTTGATGGTCAGGTCAATCAAGCGCAACTCGGTCGGCGGGAAGTTCTGGCTCATCAAGTTGAACAAGTCCCATGTCAGGCGCACGTCGTTCTTGCAGTACTCACCATACTGAGCTAGCTGTTGTGCGGGGAAGTCAGTTCGACGCAAGCCCTTGGCGTCATTCACCTCGTCACCTTTGACCCCCACATCGTAGAACTCGGCCAACACTTTGAGGCTACCACCCACGTTAGTACCGTGAAGCGCACGACCCATGGACAGCGTATCCAGCCAGCCCTTTGGTTTGATGTTGAAGTGCTCAGACAGAATGAACCCATCGAACATGGCGTTGTGGGCTAGCGCGAGGGAGTTGTCCCAATCGTACTTCTTCAAGAACGCCGCAGTCTCAGCCATGGTTCCGCTGAACCACTCGGCCTCGCCGTCATTGACCTGCACAGCAACGCCGACAACTTCAAAGCGCGGGTCGCGTACATATTCTTCAGTAGTCTGTTTGGCAAACCCAAGGTCAGCCGAGTAGTAGGTCTCGAAATCGACCGTGATGATGTTCATTTAGTGAGTCCCAATGCTGAACCGATAGAACCAAGCAATCCCGAACTTGCCCCTACGCTGTTTTGCGCGGCATGGTGATGGAATTGTCCGGGTTGAATTTGTGTGGTTTGGTATGTGCCTGTGCTAGCCGCCAGTTGACTTTGCACCGCCATGCGTTGTTGGTACATCTGCTGTTTCATCTGCTGTTCGTAGAGCTTGGCCTCATCTTGGCGCTTGTAGTAGTCCTCGTCGAACACCCTCTCCATCGTGCGTTTCTCAAAGGCTTTGTAGTGGTAGTGCTTCCACGCATCAACCAGCGCTTGTTTGTCGGCATCGTTCAAAAACCAAAACGGTTCTTCAA